CGCTGAATGATGCGGCTTGGGCAGCACTGACCGAGACGGAGAAACAGCAAGCTTTGATGGCATCGACGAATGCCCTTGAGGCGTTGCGATATTCCGGCGTCCGATGTTCGCCGTCCACTGATGACCCAAACCTGCAGCAGGCTTTGCAGTGGCCACGCAGTGGTTTTGTCTGTAAAGGCATTACAGCGACCTGCGCAGCCATTCCAAAGCAGGTGGAGCAGGCGTGCGCTTACTTGGCGTTGAACCTATATAACGATCCGAACGCGATCATCCCTGGTGTGCCGACACCGACGCCACAGCGCGGGGCGGTCAAGATGCAAAAGCTTGGTGAACTCCAACAAGAGTTCTTTGCACCGTCAGACGTTGGAACGAAAATTGGCGTTAGCGCCCCGATCGTCTTGCAGAAGTTCCCATGGCTCGTTGACGTGCTGGCCTGTTGGCTTGATGGCAACTACGGCCAAAGTGGAATCATCAATCGCGTGAGGTCCTGATGCCTTTTAAGTCTGAAAAACAAAAGCGTTACCTGTTTGCCAATGAGCCCGCATTGGCTCTGCAGTGGCTGGCTAAATATGGAAGCAAGCCCAAGCCAAAGACCAAAGCCAAATCCACCCGACGCAAAAAGAAGAAATGAGCATTCCTGACCCCAACCCGTATCCAGCCCAAACGGAACGGGAATACATGATCTGCGCTAACTCGTTCTATTGGGATGGCGACATCAGCGGATTAGCCCGCAAGTGGCAAATCAGCGTGCCTGAGTTGCAGCGAATTTTGCGGGGTCCGTATGGTCCCGGTTCCTACAATGGCTAGACGGTGAGGGGTTGGTTTGGCATCACAAGACGCATGGGCCAGGCCACTAGCTGATGAGCTGGTGAATGAGTTTCGTGTGACGGGTCTTGATTACATCCGTCGCACGACTGGGTATGACCCGGCAACTGGTGACACTACTCAAACTGAGATCATTTATCCGGGTGCTGGTGCTGTCACCAAACTGAGCAACATTGAGGAAGGTGGCGTCAATGGACCACAGACCTTGATGGCATGGGTCAACCTCAGCGGTATTGGCGACATTTGGCCGACGACGAATGACCTGTTGCGGTATCAGGGTTCTAGGTGGAAGATCGTCGATATTGACCCGATGTTTTCAGGTGATGTGAAGTACGCAGCCAAGCTCACGGCGAGGACTGCCTGATGGCAAAACAGTATGACGATCCGGGGCAATTCTTTGAAGATGTCCTAAATGCAACCGATAAGGCTTGGTCTGAATATGTTCGAGAGCTTCAGGGTCAACTGACAAGTCGCGCACCGATTGACACTGGACGATTAGCCTCTAGTTTTTATATCAGTAAAAATCGACCTAGTAACAACAAAAGACCTGAGGATTGGGCAAAGCCAGGCGAAAAGAAACAAGAGGCGCCCAAGTACAGCCGCAAAATTAAATTCGATGGGACTTGGTTTATTACCAACAATTTGCCTTATGCCGTCAGGGTCGCCAAAGACCCTGTATATGGGAAAAACGGCCGAGGCTTTGGATCTGAGTGGTACAACGCCACAGTGACACAGTCGAATAAGCTTTGGGACCAGACTGCGGCCAAGTATTTGCGTCGTTTCTTATGAGCCTTGCCAATATCCGATCACTCATTGAAGTAGCAATGAATGATGCGTTTGCTGCTTTAACTCCTGCCGTTCCAGTGGTCTTTCAAAATGTGCAGGAGGAACCGCCAGGACAGGAGTACGTGATTCTGAATCTGGTTTACCCCAATCTGACCCAACCGATTATTTGCCCTGAAGAAAGCAACATCGAAACGATTCAAGGCACCGTGACCTTTGTCTGCTACGTACCAAGGGCGCAAGGCATGAAGCGCCTAGAAGAGCTCGCAACGGTTGGCTGCCAGACGTTGAACGCGCTCAAGGCACAACCGGATCCAAATAACGTCAGGTTCAACTTGGGAGCCATTGAGGGACCAATCGCCGTGCTTGATGGTGACAACCCATTGGCGTTGGCATCGGTGACCGCGCCATTTACCGCTAAGGGATAACCAATAAACTTGAGATAGCAAGCCCCCTTGCTCCGCCCTAGCCCCCATTCGTTCTTTATTAAGAGGTCCAAGTGCCTATTGCTTGCAATACCTCGGCCTTGACTGGCCAGGATGGAGCAGTGTTTTTTGAGCCAGCTGGAACTGAGTTCTGTCTGCTTGATTACACCGACTTTCCAGCTGGAACTGCCATCACAGTTCCTAGTGACAACGATTACCAGCTTGGTGATCCTGTTGCTTTTTATCAGGAAGGCACCGCCAATCTTGATAGCAGCCTGACCGCATCAACCTCGGGTTCGGTTACCCCTTTTTACGTGGTGGCGATTGCCGCTGATCGCACCAACATTTCTGTTTCTGCCACCGATGGCGGCGCAGCTATCACCCTTCAAGGTGATGGTGGTACTGGATCGGCTGACACTCCTGGTGCAGCCAATCACATCAAGATTGAATATGCGGAGTTTGGCGCAATCTGCCAAGTACGTGAGTTTTCACTTGAGATTTCAAGGGAAGAGCTCGACGTGACCACGCTGCCTTGTGGACCGCAATCGGCTAGCCGTTTTGCTTCCTTCCGCAAGATTCAGCCGAGCTACGCCAGTGGCACTGGAAGCATGACCGTCTATTTCACTGACGATCAAACCAGCCTTGCCAACCGCCTGATCTCCAATGTCCTGCTTAAGGATCAGCAGGGGGCCAAGGTGAAGCTCTACATCAACGCTGTCTATTCAGGCGGTACGTTGGATGACTCAGCATCCATGTACTTTGAAGGTGACATTCGCCTCACCTCCATGAGCATGAGTGCCAACCCGGATGATCCGACAACGGCAGAAATGTCGTTCTCGATCGTTAACCCCACTCATCTCTTGAATCAAGAAATTGCTTGATCGACTTAAGTGAGTCAATGCCCTGCCTTCGGGTGGGGTTTTTTAATGTGTTGGGCTATGGTATTAGCACTTCGTATTATCAACAGTGAACGCACTTCAACGTTTGAAAAGCAAGTGCAGCATGGAGATGAAACGCTATGCGATCATCTGCCCGGATGGGACAGAGTTTGAATACTGGGCCACGCCTCTTACTATCGCGCAAAGGGCACGGGCTGAAAAAATGGCTGGCCCTAAGGCTGATGAGGTGGATCAAGCCCTGCACATCTTTATTGCTAAGGCAAAAGAGGAAGATGGTTCGGCCATGTTTACCGTCGGGGATTTTCAGGACTTGAGGCGGGAAATGCCAGCGGACGTGCTAGGGAGTCTGATGGTTCAACTGCTTAATCCAAACATGGATGAGGAAGAGGACTTGGACCCAAAACAATCTGTAAACAGCTCGAAAAAGACCAAGGATTGATCCTCCAGTTAATTGTCGCTGAAAAACTCGGTTATACCTTGTCTGAACTACAGGACCGACTTACCCCTGAAGAGCTAGTGATTTGGTCTGCCTTTTATCAGCTTCGGCATCAAGAGGAAACCAAAGCGTTAGACAAGGCAAAAAGGGGACGCCGCTAACCTGTTGTTAGATGGTGTCTCCTTGTGGCTGAGTCTCGCCTAAAAGTCATTCTTGAGACCTCAGGGACTGGGGCGGTTAAAGCAGCTAGGCGTGGCGTTGATCAGTTAAAAAACGCAGTCCAGGCACTTGATAAGTCTTTGGCTAAAACGATCCCATTGCAGGATAGGGTCGCAAGAGGTTTCACAAAGCTCAAAGCTGGTGCGCTAGGTGCAGCACGAGGGATCAAAAAAGCTGCTCAATCGTTATCTAGCCTTCAAGGTGTACTTGGCGGATTGGCTATTGGAGCAATTTTTAAGGGTGCTATTGACCAAGCTTCAGAGTATGAAGCAGCAATTTTACGAATTAGTCGGCTAGAGGGTCAGTTCAAGAATCTCGCTGGATTGCAAGATCAAGCTTCCGAATCAGCCAGAACACTCTTTGTCTCACAGACACAAGCAGCGAAAGGATATGCAAATCTTGCGTCTCGTATTGGCACGTCCGTAGGCAGTGTCAAAGAGCTGCAGGCGGTCTATGAAGGCTTAGAGATTGTTTTGCTGAAAAACGCCAAAAGCACTCAGGAGGCTGCTTCACTCCAACTGCAGTTAAATCAGGCCTTAGGTAAGGGCACATTGAATGGCGATGAATTTAGAACCATCGCTGAGAACGCACCCGAGATTTTGCGTCAATTAGCCAAAGATGCAGGTGTCGCTGAATCGGCCATTAAAGATCTATCCTCAAAAGGATTTGTTACCACAGAAAAGCTTATTAAGGCCCTGGCGAATTTACGCAATTCAGGCATCGAAGATTTTAATGCGCTGCTTGAAACGAATCTAGGCAAAATACGCAAATACGATACAGCGATTGAGGACCTTGAGTTAACGATTGGCCGAGATTTATTGCCCGCCTTTACTCCGCTAATTGAGGCGTTGACGTTTATTGCTAAAGCGTTTGCTGCCTTGCCTGAGCCCGTCCGTAAGGTGATTCTTGCCCTGACGGCTGTTGTTGCAGTCGTATCACTGATTGCACCGCTGATCGCAGGTCTTTCATTGGCTGTTGTGGTATTAGGAACAAAATTCATTGCAGCGGCTGCACTGGTTGGCGCTATTTGAGTTGCCGAACATCCTTAAAACTGTTGCCGATGATTTTTCTGATATAGGCGAATTTTTCAAAAACGTGTGGCTTGCTATAACCCAATTTTTCAAAGACGTATGGAAAGAGCTTAATGAGTTTGTGCGTGAGTTTTGGAGACAAACGATTGACGATTTAGGCAAAGCGCTTGAATTTTTCAGGTTTAATTCAGTCGCAATCTTCGAAGGCATCGGCAATGCCTGGAAAGGCCTGACTGATTTTATGGGAAAAGTTTTTATAGAGATGCTGAACAGTGTCAGCGAAGAGTTAAACAAATTTTTTGTGATATTTAAATTTGCCTTTTCAAACATTCCCGGGCCAATTGGCGAAATCTTAAAAGCATTGTCAGCGCTAGGTAATATCGAATTTCCTGCTCTCAACATTGGCGGCGGTTTAAGCCAATTAGACCTTTCTTTCAATTCGCCTAATAATCCATTAGGTGACTCTGGGGGCGCAGCAGGGTCTAAGGCTCGTAAGGATAAATTAAAGGACAAAGAAAAAGAGACCAAGTTAAATGCTCGGCTAGTTCAACAGCAGGCTCAGTTAAGAGCTGGGGCAATACGCCAACTTTTAGATGAAAACAAATACCTGCAACTGCGTATAGAGAAAGGAAAAGAGTTTGCTGATAACTTTAAGAAGATACTTGAGTTGATGCGCAAGGGCGTTGATTTTAAGACGGCATCAGATTTGGTGGAATTAAATAATCAATTAAAAGAGGCCGTTGATAACACTGAAAAACTGTCAAATAACACAAAAGTCTTGGCAAGTGTTTGGAATGGTTTTGGCCAAGAGGTAACCAACGTGTTTGACGCCTTGATCGATGGCACAAAAGATTGGAACTCGGTTTTAAGAGATACGCTTAGAAGTCTTTCTCAAGTCCTATTTAAGGCTGGCCTAAACGCCTTAGCCGGTGACGATACAAAAGGATTCTTTACTGCCTTGACGGGAGGCATTACAGGTAGAGCCAGTGGCGGTCCTGTTAGCAGCGGTACGCCTTAC